GTGGTATTCAGTTCACTTTCACCCCCTCCTTCCCCATTTCTGAACATCCTGTGTGTCAAGGGTTGTGATCGTCTTGTAACGTGGTGTCTGTCACGTTCACTGCACGTGCGTTGGGTCACATCTTGTTCTGTGTGTTTCACATCACCCTACTTTGCATTGTTCTTCATCTTCATTGCTGCTATTCTTATTTCATGTTCAGAGGGACAGATGGTCTGTTCCGGGAAGGATGACATGGATGCTTTGTTGGATCGGCTGGATAGGTTGGGTGACCGGCATGTGATCCCTGCTCACGTCGAGTGGCTCGTTGAGCTTTCACCGCTTTCTGTGACGCATCTTGAGGGTGTTTGGTATGTCAACGGTCATGAGGTGAGTGAGAGGACTATGAGGATTATTCTTTCGTTGGAGGTGAATTGAGATGAGTTCTAAGGATTATTCGACGGGGTTGCTGATTCTTCGCTTGAATGACATGCAATCCCCTATTATCACTAGGGGTGCGATGTTGTGGCGCGATATTTCTTGGTGCGACATTCATTATATGACCGGTTCTTGGTTTATTAATGGGTGCAAGGTTAAGACGAGCGAGGTTGACGATTTCGTCACTAAGATGGAGGCGATGTGCGAATGAAAACTAAGCTAGGCGAAGCGCTGGAGAAGTATTCAACGCGCGAGTATTATCTTCCTATTCTTCAGGCGGAGATTAAGATTGACGATGAGGATGCTATTTATTACAATAATTTCAGGGTCACTGAGAAAGCTCTTGACTCGGCGCTTCAGCTTGAAGCGGTGCTTGAAGTAGAAAAGAGTATGGGCAATGCTTAAAGAGTGTGTTAAGATAGTTGCGATTCTCATGAATTCCTTCCCTGAATCGCATATCATCGTAGAAAACTCCAACTTTAATCTTTCATATAAAGGTGGGAAGTATTCGCTCACAACCAAAAGAGGTGTAGCACGATCAGCAAAATTTTACCGTTCCATTCTGAATATTATTGACGAGGAGCTTTTCAGTGGAAACCCGAAAATATGTTCTCGAAGGTGAGGAATATTCCTTCACATTCCTAAAACGGACTGCGGTCACCATCATCACTTTCCACTGCCCTACCCCGCACACCATACGCATCAGCAAGCACGGCAACGCGGTGACCGGCGTGTTGGAGATGGACAGAATCTTCCAATGTTCAATCGTTATCAACGACCCGTTCATGAAAGATGATGACATTATTGAAAAGGTATTCCGCGATCTTTGCTGGGTTTACCTAGAGACCATTCCGGTTCGAGCTGACGAACCAAAAGATGTTGACGAAAACATGAACACGGGCTATCTTTTCTGATATGGGCATATACATATCAACTCTAGAAGACACTGAAGTTGAAGTCCTCAAGGAGGAGATCGACACCAATCGATCAACAACGTCACCATCTGGCGATAAGAGGGTTGTTAAGACTATTGACCTTCAATGGCAAACAACTATCAGACGGGTAGATGACGTTGATCCCGACAGATTTCAGTCAACAATCCAACGCTACACTGCTGACGTTCACTACATTTACGGTAGGGGCATAATCGATATCTACGAAGGTGAGACAGAGAACAAACTATCAACACACAGCATTTCACTAAGTAACATTCCGAAACCTGAATACATCGAATACCTAGCCGTCCTGATGTGTGTGGTACACTCAGGACACACGCCAACAAGCGTGTACTTCGAACAACATGAAAGGATCATCTCCGATGGCATCGAACGAGATCTCATCCGTTAACGTGGCCGCCAACCTTCAGGCCAGCGGCTTCTACAGCACCATCAAGGGCACCACCCTCGAGGACAAGAAGACCGTCTACCAAGCCGTCAACGGCTCCGACTCCGTCGCTGACCTCGTCGGCAGCGTCGTTGGACTCAAGCACATCATCGTCCAGGAAGTCGAGATCACAAGCGAGGACAATGAGGTCATCACTGTCCCCCGCACCACTCTCGTCCTCGACGACGGCAAGGTCTACTCCGCCACCTCCAAGGGCCTACTCAACAGCGTGAGGAACATTATCTCCATCTTCGGAGATCCGAACGAGTGGGAGCAGCCCCTCACCGTCAAGGTGGTTGAGAAGGGCACCAAGATGCGCCGCTTCTACTCCCTTGAGGTCGCCTGACCGTCTACAATGCATAGAAGCTCCTCCGCCCCTCCACACGGAGGGGCGGAGGAGCTTTCATGTCCGGTAACCCATCACTAGGAGACCTGCGCCTTAGGGCCCTCAAAGCTGAGGCCCGCGCCACTCGCAAGGTGCGCCTCATCAAGCAGGGGACCTACAATCCTCGCGCGGGCGGCCTACTCACTGACCTGAACAACGGACAGTTCGGCGTCGATATTGCGGGCACAGAATATGATGTGCGCAAAGGTGAGGCACGCATCAATCGCATGACGACGGCGCAGGTGAAGCGTCATCTCGAACGCCTTGATAAGTTTCTTTACCAGGGCACCACATATTATGCGGGGGCTCGGGGGAATATCATTAGCGGCGACGCCATGCGTGCCGTGCGTCGCGAGTATAAGCGTGATAATGAGCGCAAGCGTGAGTACAAGAAATCGGTTGCGGGCACCTTCATCCCATGGGTTGGCATCACAGCGAAAGAATATGACGAGGATTGGCGCGTTAAGAAAGCCTATCTGGAGTCTGGTAGTGCGGAGTCCTTGGTTGAGTATCGCCTTCCTACTCCGCGGCGATTCAGCTCTGACGAGGGTGCATATACTATTGCCAAGAGTATGAATGAGCGCCAGACGACTCGAGGACGCAATAAGGCGATCTCTCAAGCGCGTCAGAATATCTCAGAGATGATTGATGAGGTCGGCGACGATCGTCTGCGCAGGGTTCTCGATCTCCCGGACGATAAGCTCTGGTTCATGTGGAGTAATGATGATTATTTCGCAGATCGCCTCTCCCGTCTTTACTGGGCGATCCACAACCAGGACAACGACAAGATCGGTAAGCGCGCTATTGCTGCGATACTTGATGACTATGATGAAAAAATTCTCACTCTCCTTGGTATGATCGATGAAGCAGAAAACCTCGAAATCAAGCCGGAAAAGGCGCGCAAAAAGCTCCGTCGCCGTAAGAAGCGCTGACTTTGAGACCACCACCGACGAGAATGACTGCCGAGTATGGGCGTGGGCATCGGTCGATATTCACAACCTCAAGGACCTCAGGCGTGGAACTGACATCGGTTCATTCATCGATTACCTAGGGCAAGGGGCAACGGCAACCTACTTCCATAATCTTTCCTTCGACGGCATCTTCATCATTGATTACATTATGAAGAATGGGTGGAAGTGGGTTGACGGCAAGCCCGGGGAGATGGAGTTCTCAACTCTCATTGATAAGATGGGCAAGTTTTACACCATCACCATTAATGTGCACGGTGTTGTTACCGAGATCCGTGATTCGCTCAAGAAGATTCCCATGCCGGTTGCGGCGATCGCAAAGGCCTTCGATCTACCTGAGCCCAAGGGTGAGATCGATTACGACAAACCTCGCCCGGCCGGCTACGTTCCTACCGAAGAGGAGTGGGACTATTTGCGTCGTGACGTCGAGATTGTGGCCCGCGCGCTCGCCGAGCAGCTTTCTCATGGCATGACGAACCTTACCGTAGGTAGTGATGCCATGGCCGAGTTCAAGAGAGTCTACGGCGGGCAGGCGGCGTTCACGAAGTCTTTCCCCATCCTTCCTGCCAGCTTGGATCAAGAGATTAGACAAGCGTATCGCGGCGGCTTCACGTACGCTGACCCTCGTTTCTCTCGGCGTATCGTGGGCGCGGGCGACGTGTATGACGTGAATTCATTGTACCCATACGTCATGCATGAAGACCTCCTGCCCTTCGGAAAGCCGAATATCGTTGATTATATTCCCGATGACGGCCTGTTCATTACTTCCGTGACGGTGACTGCGAAGCTGAAGGAAGATCACATTCCCTGCATTCAGATTAAGCGCTCTCGATTCTTTAACGGGGCAGAGTATGTGAAGGCCATTGATGAGCCGACGACACTGACGTGCACGTCGGTTGACCTAGATCTGTGGTCGAAGCATTATGACCTTAATATTATCACCTGCAATGGGACATTCACTTTTGATAGCGAACGTGGGATGATCGCCGATTATATTGATAAATGGATGGAAGTTAAGGCCAATTCGACCGGCGGCAAGCGAACGATCGCTAAATTAATGCTGAATTCACTTTATGGAAAATTCGCCAAGAACACGAACACGACCGGGAAGAAGCCCATCCTCGACGGCGATCACGTCAAGCTGGTCAGCGGCCCCGCGGACAGCGCCGACCCCGTCTACACCCCCGTGGGCTGCTTCGTGACCGCATGGGCACGCCACCACACCGTTACTTCGGCACAGCTCAATTATGATCGCTTCCTATATGCCGACACTGATTCGCTGCATCTTCTGGGGATGGAGAAGCCGAATCAGATCGCCGTGCATCCGACGAACATTGGAGCTTGGAAGCATGAGGCCACGTTCTCACGGGCGATCTTCGTGCGCGCTAAACAGTATTGTGAGGTGATCGATGGCGTTCCGGAAACGCACATTGCTGGGCTACCGAAATACCTTGCGGCGCAGATCACACCGGAAGATTTACTTGAAGATCAACGATGGTATGGTAAACTCATGCCTACAAAGGTTCCAGGAGGAGTAGTCCTGAAGCCGACCTCATTTACATTCGCCGCATAAGGAGAATATCATGGCAAAGAAGAACATTACCGTCAGCATTGACCGCAAGCTCGATGAGTTCATCGAAGAGAAGCAGTGGGACCTGCGCCTCAAGCGCCCCCTTCTGCTTCGTAAGATTCTTGAAGACTGGGCGGTCGAGCACGGCTACAAGGCCCCGGAGTCTGGCGACGAGTGACTAGGGCTGCCCGGGTACCACGGATTGAATGCCGCCGGGCACCGCATTCGATTGGTAGTCGGCTGTTGCCGTAGCCAGAATTTCCGGTTAGCTGGTAGGGTAGGGGCGTAGAGCTCCTACCCTACCTTTATGGAGAAGTAAAATGGACTTCAATTCTCTTGTAGATATGCTTCAGAATCCGCCGGAGGACGGGCTTCCGGCCACTATTTACGATGATTTGCGCGGTGCCTACGATGAGGTGAGTAGTGGGTTTGATTCGGCGAAGACTAAGATCGAGGAGATGACATCGCAGAATGGCGAGCTGAATGATCTCGTTAATTCGCTGAAGAGCAAGAACTATGATCTTCTGACTGCGGTATCGGATGGTGGCTCTACTGCCGAGTCCGGCGATTCCGATAATGTTGACGACTATCAGGACGATGGTTCGATCGACGCTTATTTCCAGAACCAGGGCAATGACAAGGAGAAGAACTAATGCAGCCCACAGGTAAGATTCGCGGGATCGATAATATTGAGGCGCTGAACCGCATTCGTAACGACGCGTCCGCCGACTATCAGAGGCGCGTCCCTGAGGCTACTAAGGGCAACATCTCTGCGACGCTCCGCAGCCTCATGTCCTACACACCGTCGTACAATGAGTTCTGTGACGCGCTCGTCAACCGGATCGGCACGTACATTCTCCGTGACATCACGTGGAACAACCCTCTTGCGATCTTCAAGCGTGGCATGCTTGAGTTCGGTGACACGATCGAAGAGGTGCAGCAGGGCCTCATCGAGTCTTACCTGTACTCCGGCGACCGCGACTATATGGAGAAGGATCTGTTTGCAGCCCGTAAGCCCAACGTCGCTTCCCAGTTCCACACGGTGAACCGGCGCGAGTATTACAAGATCACGGTGAACCGTGATCAAGTGCGCCGCGCTTTCCTGGACGAGTCCGGCCTGCAGCAGTATCTGCAGCAGATCCTTGCGGTACCGACGACGTCGGACAAGTGGGATGAGTTCTTGCAGACTACGTCGCTGTTCGCCGAGTACGAGGCCAACGGTGGCTTCTGGCACGCTAAGGTCCCGAACCTGCGCACCCTTGCCGCCACTGAGGCGGATTCGAAGGCCTTCATCAAGAAGACGCAGGCGCTCGCCGGCAATCTTCAGTTCATCAGCCGTAAGTACAATGCGGCGCACATGGAGACTTTCGCCAAGCCCGAGGATCTGGTGCTGGTCACAACCCCTGAGGTGATGGCGAATATTGGTGTTGAGGCGTGGTCTGCCGCCTTCAACCAAGAGTTCAGTCAGCTTAATGGTCGCATCGTCACCATTCCGGAAGAGTATTTCGGGATGGAGAAGACGCAGGCGATTTTGACGACGAAGGATTTCTTCGTTATTGCAGACAATCTGCTTGAGAATCAGTCCCAGCCGAACGCTATCTCGCTGGGGACGAATTATTTCCTGCACCACTGGGAGGTGATCAGTGCCTCGCTGTTCGTTCCCGCCGTCGCCCTGTGGACCGGTGACGACGACTCCGCGATCATGATCAAGCCGAGCGAGCTCAAGTTGACGATCGACAAGGTCGCGCACGCTGATACCGGCACGCCGGTTTCTGACACGGCGAAGGCGCTCCCGGGTGAGAACATCGAGATCGTGCACAAGGTCTCGGGCAAGAACACCTACGACTATGAGTTCGGTGTTGCTTTCTCGGTGACTGGGGCGAAGAGTCAGCGCACTCGCATCACGAATGAGGGCGTGCTCAAGGTTGGTCTGGATGAGACGGCGGAGACGCTCACGGTCGTCGGGTCGATCACCTACATTGATCCGACGACTCACAAGCGCATTACGCAGACCCCTGTGACTGTTGCTGTCAAGGTGGATGCCTCCAAGGCCGTGAAGGTCTGGCCCAAGGAGTAACCCTCCTTTCCTTGAATACCACGGCCGTCGTCACGACGGTCGTGGTATTCTTCTTTCATGACTTCATATCAGCCCCCTGAAGATATTGGGGATTTCGGATACGATTTTAATTATGCCGTGTGGACTCCGGGTACCACGGTTGTTCTTTCGCGCGTGAAATGGGATTCTACGTACCGTGATATTGTGTGGTTCGACGACTATGATAAGGCGTGGAACTATCATGATGAGAAGGGCATCAAGCTTGTCGTCAATGGTTTGACGTACTGTGCTCAGGGGCAGCCTGTAAGGCTTGATATTCCGTTCAGCCAGGCGAATGAGTACAATTACATGTGTGTGAGGAATGCCGCCGATTCGGTGAACTCCCGCAACACATTCTACTACTTCATCACGTCCGTTGAGTACGTTGCGCCACACACGACCGAGTTCACCGTGCAGCTCGACGTCTGGCAGACCTACATGCACGAAATTAAATTCGGCATGTGCTACGTCGAGCGCGGACACATTGGCATCGCCGCCCAAGACAAGTGGGAGAACTACGGGCGCAAGTACCTCACCGTCCCCGAAGGCCTCGACACCGGCGGCGAGTACGTCATCTCTGAGGTGTGGCGGCACGACATGGCCTCCGTCGAGCATATCGATGGCAACGTTGATTCCGCCAACTATGACATCATCGTCACCTCCGCTATCGATCTACTCGTTGATTACGGTACCGAGGATGACCCCCACTTCCAGACGGCGAAAGGCTCGCTTGCCGGCGGCATGGCGAACTCGACGTGCGTGTACGCCATGGACGTCGGCAACTTCCGCACCCTCGCCGAGGCCCTCTCCAACTGTCCATGGGTGAGCCAGGGCGTGCAGACCATCACCGCCATCCCCAAGGGGATTATCAACTTCGATGGTCTGACGAGCGCGAAGACTCCGGATACGTCCGGCTACGAGGAGGACAAGAAGCGTCGCACCAAGAAGCAGGGAGCGACCGTCTACCCGATCACCACCGGCTTCGGGTCCACGGGGATCAACAACAACCAGACGATCGATCTCGCGCCCGGCTTCCGCAAGGAGGACAACATCCCTGAGCGTTACCGCATGCTCTGGAAGCTCTACACCTACCCGTACATGGTCTACGAGGTGACCATGTTCAACGGCGCCCCGCTCCTGGTGCGCCCCGAATGCGTGTGGGACACGAGCCTGAAGGTCACCATGTGGGCTCACGTCGTGCCGCCGGGGCCGCGCATCATGTTCACTGTCAATGGCTACAACCAGAACAACACCGGCGACGGCAACAACGCCTACTCCGAGCACTTCGACGCCATGACCGGGATCAGCGCCCTGCCGACGTTCGCCCTGACGAACAGTGGGTACTTGCAGTACATGGCGGGCAACTCGCATTCGATCCACTACCAGTACCAGAGCGCTGATTGGGCCCAGCAGAAAGCGATCCGGGGTGCGGACACGTCCTACACGCAGGCCCAGGCGTCTATGATGCAGGCGAATCAAGCGACCGACCTCACCAACGCCTACTCGCGGCAGGGTGCCGAATACAACGCCAACATGCGTCTGCTGGGCGGTACGCTGAACACCGGCGCGGGCGCGATCGGACAGCTCGCCGGCGGAAACATTGGCGGGGCCATTTCGTCGGCACTGATGGGCGGCATCAATAATGGCATGGCCTACGGGATGGCGATGGAGAACAACCGCCGCGAGATCGAAGCCCGTAGCGCCATGACCGGGCTGAACAACAGCTACGCGAAATTCAATGCGGACACGAACTTGGCGATGGCGAAGTTCGCCGCCAACGGCGACTACGCGAACGCTATCGCGGGCATCAATGCCAAGGTGCAGGACTCGCGGATGATCGCTCCGACGACGTCGGGCGGCGTTGGCGGCGACGCCTTCAACCTTGCTACCTATGGGTGGCGTCTCGTGTGCCGTCAGCGGCGCATTGATGACGGCACTCTGACGCGTATCGGGGAATTCTGGCTGCGGTACGGGTATGCGATGAATATTCCGACGAAGGTTCCGAAGAATCTTCAGTGCATGACCAATTTCACGTACTGGAAGATGCAGGAAACCTACCTGTATTCAACGACGTGTCCTGAAGGTTTCCGCCAGTCCATTCGCGGCATTTTCGAGAAGGGCGTGACCGTGTGGTCCGATCCGGATAGGATTGGGAAAACCGATTTCGCAGACAACGAGCCCCTACCCGGCGTCAACATCAATATGGAGTGGTGATCATGAAGCGCGAGGATTACGTGAACAGCCAGATATACCGCCCCTTTGCTGAGGGTGGATCAATGCGGGCAAACCCCGCTCAGAATCGTGAGGATCACCTGTTCCGCATGTACGTGCGGATCATCAGTGAACTGTGCTCCAACCGGTTCAATTGGCAGGGGCTGCCGGAGACGATCGACGCGAGGTATCTGGAAGTTACGCTTATGCACGATGCGCTGGCCGTGTTCTATTACGACCAGGAATTCGCACGGTTCATGGCGTTGCGCGCCACGGGGCTCGGGCAGTTGAACATGTACAACAACCCGACCGAGTTTGTGGTTTACGGAAATCAAGTCTACTCGAAAACGCTGGACGCCAAGAGCTGTGTCCCCATCTGGGCCAACTACATGCGCTGCCCCGACTGGGATGTGATCGACACTTATGCGCAGAGGCTTGCCGCTTTCGATCGCACTCTTGAGATCAACATGCTGAACGCAAGGCACCCTATTGTCTTCGCCGTCAACAACAACGAGTACCACACCTTCGTGCAGGCCTACAATAAGGTTGTTGAGGGGCAGCCCGTCATTTTCGCGACCGAAACCATGAACCGCGATTCACTGACCGACAAAGTCGCCATGTTCGATACGGGGTACAAGCCCCACCAGATTCAGGACGTCATGGAGGCCAAGGTCAAGACCTGGAACGAGTGCATGACGCTACTGGGCATCATGAACGTGAACTCTGAGAAGCGCGAGCGCATGGTTGTTGAGGAAGCCAGCGGTAGTTCTGGGCAGGTGCTCGGGATGCGGGCCGTGGCTTTGAATGCGCGGCGCGCAGCGTGCGAGCAGATCAACCGCATGTTCAAGCTCGATGTCCACGTCGAGTGGAATCTTGACCAGACGTCGGAGCCGGGGGAGGACCCGATGGAGATGATGGCGATGCAGGCCGCTATGGGGGGCCTGGGGAGCACCGATCTTGAAGCCATGAACCCTCACAGCGATAAGGAGCCTACTAATGCCTGACTTCACTATAGAACTGCGCGAAGTTGTTGCCCGCCACGGCACCAATTCTCTGGGGTTGGATTCATACCCGATTTTCGATGAGGCGTATCGCGATATTCTGAACCAGAAGATCATCGATCATTTCTGGTACAACGAGATTTCGCATGAGACTGTGGACATGTGGATGCGACAGATGCGCACCAAGATGCAGGAGATCATGCCGTACTACAACAAGTTGTATGAGGCGGAGCTCATCAAGATTGACCCGCTGTCCACGCAGGATGTCATCTCGACGTCGGCGAGCGAGCAGGATTCGAGCTCCCGCAACGAGCATAGTGATAGCGGAGAAACGACGTCGAAGACGGTGTCGAAGAGTGATGCGAAGTCCAGGACAGTGCAGTCTCAGCTTCCGCAGGTGCGCTTGTCGGGGGACAAGGATTATGCGACGGCGGCTAGCGATGTGAGTAGCGATAGTGGGGGTGTGAACGATACGGACGGTTCGACGACGTCACGCGGGTCGGGTGAGTCGTCTTCTCGCGGTTCGCAGTCGTCCAAATCGCGGTCGAAAGGCTATACTGGGCATACGGCTCAGCTTATTGCGGCGTGGCGTGACACGTTTATCAACGTTGATCTCATGATCATTGTTGAATTGCAGGAAATGTTCATGGGGATTAGGAGTACGAATGACAGTTTCACTGGAAGGGCGTCCGCATTCCGGCCCTGGTCAATTTATTGAGGATGAATACCTGCTCATCCCTCCTGACTACCGTCTGAGTAACTCTATTCCTTTCACCTACAGGGACGGGTACACGTACCTGCAGATGATGGAGGAGATGCGCCGGTGGGTTGACGATGGGCTGAAGACGGCGCTCAGTAATGCGCTTGAGTCGCTTGCGGGTGATTATAACCAGAAGGTTCATGCTCTCATTATTGATCTCAATAAGGAGATGGAGAACTACAAGGCGTTGCCGCCGCAAGTGCGACAGATGCTGCGCGACGCCATTGCGAAGTATGACGATGAGTTCAAGATCTTCAAGAATTCGTTGGAGGAGTACCTCGATCGTCGCATTAACCGCGATCACATTGAGGTCACAAATTGGTTGCGCGGCGGCCCCTCCACCCTGGAGGAACTGCTCTTCGACATGCACAACCGTTACACAGTCAATGGGTTGTTGGCGGAGGATTTCTCTCGCATGGCCGCAACATGTAAAGAGATCGACGACCTGCCGATGAGCATTTCTGAGATGGAGACTAACGGTAAGGTGTTCATCCGAGAATTCGATCGCGACTACATTTTCTCACCGATTACCGGGAATCGCATGAACATGAGGGATGCCCTGTATGAAGTTGTGGAAATGATGAAAACCGGTAGTGGTAACATGGTGTCGTGGACTGTGGACTACTTCGAGACGCCATCACTGCAGGACATTGAAAACCGATTCGTGCCAGCGTAAGGAGAGAAAATAATGCCGGCAACAAACAGGACCAAGAACTTCCAGCTCCCGATCTACCAAGCGAGTGACCATTTCTCCGTACTCGGAGACATGAACAGCGCCATGAACATGATCGATGAGAAGCTGGGCGAGGCGACCGTCCAGGCGACGGCGGCGGCGCGCGACGCCACTAGCGCACTGGCGGCCGCCAACGACGCGTCCGACAACACCCATATCGCCAAAGAGTCGGCGCAGTCGGCGCTGTCCGTGTCAGCCAACGCCAAGGGCGATGCGCAGCGGGCGCAGACGATGGCCGAGGAAGCCAAGACGAAGTCCGACAAGGCCGTCGAGATGGCGACGGCGGCGTCAACCAACGCCACGGAGGCGAACCGGACGGCGGCGACGGCGACGGCGACGGCGAACGCGGCGTCGCAGACGGCGAACGCGGCGGCTGCGAGTGCGTCGAGTGCTGCCCAGTCGGCGAACGGGCTGGCCGCGGGCATCGCGGATGCGAAGGCAGCTGGTGACAAGGCTGCGGTGATGCGCACCCGGTACCAAACGATCAAGTCTGGTGAGAACGACCGCATCCTTCGCAGCGCGAATGACTCTGAGAACACGACCGTTGTGTCGGGTACTGTGGAGCTGAATGCGGATGATGTGGTGATGGCGATTGCGCAGGCGCACCACAGTACGCAGGGGTCGAACGCGATTCACTGGTACTTGTTCATGGAGCGCCCAAGTGGTGCGACGTCGTGGTTCGCGTGTTCTGGTTCTCAGGGACCGTTCGACGGCTCCTACGTGCATTCGCAGGTGGCGGGCGTGTTCAAGGCGGATGAGGGTGCGGGGCGGTACACGTTCTCGCTGCGGTTCAATGGGCCGACGAACAAGGACACGAAGGTGTTCATGCGCAACACGCGCATTGTGGTACACTGATCTTGCCAAGGGGATGAGGTTACCCCCGGCGCCATAGGCGGCGCCGGGGGGTATTTTATACGGAGAATAGCTATGGCTTTCGATGATATTCACAAGAAATGCATGATCGCTACGCTCGCCACTGTTGAGGCGAGCAACGATTATTCAATTATTTCTGCTCCGGACACTCTTTCTCTTGGTATCGGGCAGTGGACGCAGGGACGCGCCTATGACCTACTGTCGCGCTTCAGCGGTGTGAGCTTCGGGGCCACTGTGGACGGGTGGATGGCTGAAGGGCGCGACTCATGGACGATCGGGTCGCGGAAATATCAGTACTTGAGTGGCGCCGACCGTAGCGCTCTGAGCGACGCGCTGGACAGTGAGCAAGGGCATCGCATCCAGAACTCGCAGATGCTTGCCGACCTGGAGAATGACTACATTCCTCGCTGTCAGGAGCTGGGGATGGACCCTGAAGGTGAGACTGAGGCGTGCATGCTGCTGATCGTGGTGATGCACCGGTGGGGGAACTATGCGTCAATTCTGGGGCGGCTGGCGCAGGGTGCGGGGACGCCGGCGACGTTGGATTCGATGGCGGCAGCCATCAAGTATGAGGGTGAATGGTGGGCGGTCGGTCAGCGGTATGAGGTTGCGTACCGGATGATCGCGAATCTGGAGACGAACGGCGTGGAACTCAGCCCCGGAGAGTCGGGCACTGATATGTCCAAAAGTGCCGGAAAAGATGCGGGAAAGGTCTCCAAGAAGATCAAGTATGTCAAGCGCGACGGTAGTGGAGCGCTCAGCATATACCTCGTTGACGGAACCATTGCTCGCGCTATGCCTAGTGG